CCATAGAGATCAAGGCTGGCCTGGTTGCGGCTGGTGTCGTACTGAGACTGAGCATCAGCGCGGCGCTGGCGGTAGCCCTGAAGCCCGCCGGCAAACTGCTTGAGAAGCTGATCCTTCCCAGTCTCAAACCGGAAAGCGTCACGCTGCTGGTTGCGCTGGTACGCCCCGGAGGTCAGCAGGCCGCGATTGGCGTAGGAGCCCTCGCCCATCCTGCCGGCCACGAAGTAGCTCTTGTTCAGCAGTGAGGCGCGGGAGAACGGGTTAGACGGGTCAATGCCGCCACGGGAAGCGTCAGAGGCAGCCCACTGGCCCGTGAACTTGGCTCCGGTGTCGTCCTGCGTGATCCCCAAGCCGAAGTCATTGGCAAGGCCGCGCTCACCCTCAGTGGCAGCGTCAAGGGCTCGCTGACGGTTAGCGACAATCGTCGCCAGGGCGTCGTTGTAGAACGAGTCAGGCGTGTAGCCGTTGAACGCCGGGGGCTTAGGCGGCTCAGGCGCAGGCGGCGGTGTCGGGTTCGACGGGGTGCTGATCCCGGCAGGTGAACCATCCGGCTTGTAATCAACGCGAACATTGTTTCCGAGGTTGCCGCGAACGAAGCCAATGAAGTTATTGTTCGCGTCGTAGGCGGCGACAACCCCGTAGCCAAGATTGTCTGACCCCATCAGGTACGCCGTACCAGGGGGGTTGGAGTCCATTACCCCCTGCTGGCGCAGACGGTCGTTATAGGCGCGGCTACCGTCCTGAGCCTGATACCCGGTGCGGCCACCACGACGCTGCCACTGAGGGGTCTTGCGTCTAGCCACCTAGCACCACCCCCCGAGGGGAAAACCTAGTTTCGTCATACCATCCTTCCCCATTCAGGGTCATTAGTCGTTGAAAGTAAAGGTCGTACTGCGGGCCAATGGCCTCCAGCGACCACGTTGCCTGCGCGTACTCACGAATGTCTTTGCGGTTCAGCTTGTGTGCGTTCTCAGCGGCCCACATAAACTCACCTAGCGTCCTACACCTAAAGCCGGACTCGCCTGGCCTCACAGTCTCCGTGAACGCTCCCCAATCCGTTGAGATAACCGGCGTCCCGCAAAGCTGCGCCTCGACCGCGATACACCCGAAAGGCTCCACGTAGATCGTCGGACACATCAGGGCGCGAGCCCCAGCCATCAGCTCACCGCGCTCATCCGGCCCGACAACCCCCAGGCACTCGCCGTAGCTCGGGGTCACATCCCCCTCACCGGCAATCAGCAAGGGCATGTCCAGCCGGCGGGCAGTCTCGCAAACGATCTCCACGCCCTTACGCTCGGTCAGGCGACCGACGTACAGCAGGTACTCGCCGGGATCGGAGGCTTCGGGGAACAGCTCGGGCTCAAAGTAAGCGTTGATTACCGCGTCGTAAAAGCTGCCGTCAGCCGTGTTCGTGCCGCGCTGCTCACCATACGTGGTGTGCATCCAGGCGTAAGACTCAAAGATCCGGTAGGGCGCGAAGCTGCCGCCGTAGCCAATCCCGTATTCGACGGGCCAAAGCTCGGGCAGCATCGCCGCAAGCTCAGCCTGAGCCAAACCGCCCATCAGCCCCAGCACATCGCCCGGCTCCATCCGATGCCGGATAGCCTTAGCCGCCGCCACATTGAACGGCTCCCAAGCCTCCGGGGTGAACTCCGGCGGATCGCACTTCGGGTAGCAGGTCACATGCTCGCCTTCGTGATCGTGGCGGGCATCGCCGTACACGATCACTTCGTGACCTAGCGGCTGCATCATCGCCGGGAACTTGCGAACCTTCTCCGTGAAGGCGCAGGTTGATCTAGCTTCGCTTCCCCCTACTGGCTGACCGGGAAGCGCCGCTAGGTGAAAGCGCATTAGCCAACACGTACGGGGCGTACTACAAAAGCCGGATAACGATACGCGGCGTTTGCTGTGACCGCTTTCCATTCCGGCGTCAGCGTGACGGCGGAAAGCCCCGTCTTAATTTGCGTTCGCGTTATCCAAAGCGAGGGTGCGTTAGAAGCCCCCAGTGATTCTGTAAACATCGCGTCCGTATCGCTGCTAGCCGCAGAGCCAATTTTGAAACTCATATACGCAACACCTGACGATGCCGTGTTTCGTGAATAGGTATTCATAGTGATTTGGTAATCACCAGCGAGCGGCAGCGTGATCGCGGCGCAAGCACCCGTGATTGTTCCGTAGCCCCCACCTGCTGTGCGCGTTGTGTCATTCGCGGTTCCCTGAGTCATTAGCGGCGACCCGCCGACGAACTCCCACTTGTAAGACGAGCTAGACCCACTTCGATACCGCAAGTGCCAGATCACGCCATCAGTCGTATTGGCCGCGTAGTAAATCTCTTGTCCATCCGTAGGGCTTGACGGCAGCGAAGTAACATAAGTAGCTGATCCCGTTGCACCCGTGGCGCCCGTGGCTCCGACACTTCCGCTCGGCCCCGTAGGTCCGGTTGCTCCGATGCTTCCCGCCGGACCAGTGGCCCCGGTAGCCCCGACACTTCCGGCGGGACCGCTAGGCCCAGTGGCCCCCACGCTCCCGGCCGGGCCGGTCGCGCCAACGTCACCTTGAATACCCTGAGGCCCAGTAGGTCCGGTGGCCCCCACGGCACCAGCACTACCAGCCGGACCAGTTGCTCCGGTCGGCCCCGGCACCGTCGAGGCGGCACCCGTCGCACCCGTAGCGCCAATACCGCCCTGCGGCCCGCTCGGGCCAGTCGCCCCCACATCGCCCTGAACACCCTGCGGTCCGGTAGCCCCCGTAGGGCCAACAGCCCCCGTGGCACCAACGTCACCCTGCACACCCTGAGGGCCAGTGGCACCCGTGGCCCCGACGTTGCCCTGAGCCCCCGATGGGCCAGTGGCACCAGTGGGGCCAACGTCACCCTGAACGCCCTGGATCCCCTGCGGGCCGGTAGCACCCACGACCCCCGTAGGCCCGGTAGCACCCACATCGCCCTGAATCCCCTGCGCACCCGTGGCACCAGTAGGGCCGACACTACCCGTAGCACCAACCGGGCCGGTAGCCCCAACGGCCCCCTGGACTCCTTGAGCGCCAGTAGGGCCAGTGGCTCCGACACTACCCGTGGCCCCGGTAGCACCCGTAGGGCCGGGAACAGTTGAAGCGGCCCCGGTGGGGCCGGTAGCTCCAGTAGGCCCGGTAGGGCCAGGTGTCGGAGCAATCGCCGGCAACTAAAGCGCCCGGATGATGTAATTCAGGACGACGTACGGCTGGAGGTTGCTGTGCGCCTGGCCCCCACCAGTGTTCCCAGTTGAACCCGTAACGTCGTGAGTATGGTTCGCTTCCGTTGAGGTAAAAGCACCAGAACCGACATTAGTACCAAACGAAGTCGTGTAAATACCACCAGTCCCGACGTACCTCAGCACATCATTAACGCCGTGAAAGTGCGAGCCCGCAGCGGCGGCAGAAAGCGTACCGTCAGGATGCGAGTGAGCCGGGATTTGTGTTTCGGCCAGCGTGACGGTTTTAGCGCCCCCTGCCTCCCCCAGAGTGTCAAACTCTGTCTGCGTAGAGTCAAGGCCAACACCAATGCTGCCCTTCAGATTCGGGACATTGAATGTCGTTGAGCCATCGCCAACACCGTAGGCAGTACCGAGAGCAGTGAACAAGTCGGCGTAGGTGGTGCGGCTGATTGCCTGCCCCTGGCATAGAACCCAGTTGGTAGGAGCCGTGGTGCCTCCGTACTGAACGATCCCGCCAATCGGTACGAAGATGCCACTGGCGGCCTTAGCTTGAGTTACCGCCCCGGCAGCCAGCTCACTAGTGCCAACCGCACCGTCGTCAATCTGCGACGAGTTAATGCTATTGACACCCAGTACGAGGGCATCAAGGTTGTCCATAAGCTGATTGACGTTCTCAGGCTGACCAGCCTGAAGCGTGTAAGGAAGTGCAACCTGCGCCATTTACTCTCCATCCAATCGTGTAACACTCGGGATGCGCTGCTCCCGCAAGTGATGAATAACCTTTGACACTCGCCACGCTCCAGGGGAAGCTGACGAGTTGTAGATCTCAATGCCAACGTAGGCACCGCGAACTCCTTGCCTGACCAGTCTGGGCCTGTTTGCCGCCGGCCTGCCCCAAGTGTCAGAGCCAGTCCCGTCACCCCACGTATCCGGGCCACCCTCATTTCCCTGCCACTTATCAAACGTGCCAGCCAGCGAAACCTCTTTGACCTGCACCGACGAACTGAAGTCGTCATTTAGCGCAAAGCGAATGTCGCCAGAACCCCACACCTTTGATTCACGAACCGTCTTGTGAACTGCTGAGCCAAAGTCATTGAACGCGGTCTTGACGAAGCTGTAGATCGTCGTGGACGCGGTAGCTGACCGGGCCGCATCGGATCCAAGCCCGTCCTGAACCCTGCCGATCCGCTTGTACCCATCGGCGTAGCTGAACACCAGGTCAGGCGAGGAGCTGATCTTGAACGACGCTAGAGCCGCAGCCTGCACATCCCACACCGTCCACCAGTTGTCCCGAGGATCAAAGACAAACAGGCGGTTATTGAACGATGAGGCACCAGTCGGGACCGCAAGATAGACCTGCTGGTTGTGGTACAGCATCCGGGCCTTCTCGATGCTCCCGAACCCAATGGTGTTGCCAGAGTAGAGATCCGGCGCGGCACCGACAAACAGCGGGTTCAGAAGCTCACTGACGAGCTGCGGGTAGCCGCCGTTCGTGCGGTACACCCCATCCTGGGCCAAGAAATACACCCCGTCGGGGCCGACGCAAAGCGCCCCAGGAGCAGCCAGGCCCTTGCCGGCCTCAACAGCGCGGTAGTTGAACTCAGGATTGCCGTCGGAGTCAAGGGTCGTCCCGTAGAACACGAAGAAGCGTGTTTCCTTGAACACCAGAACGTAGTTGTCAAACGCGGCGACACCCATGATCTTCTCGCCGTCGCCGGGGTTGAGATCAACCCAGTTGTCAGTCTCAAACGTAGTCGGCACCGACGGGTTAGAGAACCTGACCGTGGACGAGTTATCGCCCGCAACAGAGTTGGCAAAGTAGGCGTTCACCAGCCGGTTATCCCACGGAGTCACCGTCAGGAAACGGCCATCGGGAGTAAAGCCCGTGTACCCCGTGTTGCTCCAGTTAGAGCCGTCCCACCGCTGGATTGTGTCCGTCCCGTTCGCGGCGAAGATTACCTGCGAGGTCGGGCCACCGAACCGGGCGAAGTAGTGCGGGCTCGCGGTTACTCCCGTAGTGCGAGCTGACCCGACAATCTCACCATTCGTGGAATAGACCTCCAGGCGGTTGCCGGCACCACACACAAGCTGCCTGGTTCCGCCTGTCGTGTAGAACGCGCTCAGGGAGTCGTAGCGATTCGTGGCACCGCCCGTGACTGTTGCGTTATCAGCGATGTTTGCTGTGACACCTGTGCAGCCAGTGAAAGTTGTAGAAGTCTTGCCAGTATAAGCGACCGTAAGCGAACCAATAACTAGCGTCCCAGCCGAAGCAAAGCTGTCAGTGCTGTCCACTGTCAGTGTTGAAGCCCCGGAGCTAACAGCGCCGTTAATCAGCGTCACCGGCCCGAACGCCGCATAACCAGGGCGCTGTCTTACACCGCCACGCTCATCGAACGTCACATTGAGAAGGTCGTACGCCTGCGTCGGCTGCATGACCTCATAGCTGTCGCGGAGATTCAGCCCACCGGAGAACGGGGCAGCGGCGACCGCGTTGTAGGGCATCAGCGATAGTCGGTCGAGTAGCCGTACGTCACGATCAGATCAGTGTCCTGGTGCTGCTGCACCAGCAGACGCTCGCGCATCATCTGAACCAGAGCGTCACCTTCACGCCTGACGATCTGCGCCATCTCCGGGTTATCGGAATCCATGTAGGCGCGGGCGCAGGCGTAGTCAATGATCGCGTACTGGTAGCGCGACGGAATCTCAGGCTGATCGTCGTTGTCGGATAGCTCGCCAGCCAGGCGCAGGTAACGCACCAGCAGCGTGTCGGAACCTACTGGATAGGTGTTCAGCGTTGTCCCTTGCGTGATATAGGCGTAATCCGGGGAGCCCGTGGCCGACAGATCCGGGTAGCTTTCAACCAGGGTGCGGCGGTCAATGAACCCAATGTTGCGGTCAGCGGTCGTGTTCGTCACCGACTCAATCGTTCCCAGGTCGCTGATAATCACCGGAGCCGGGGTGCTAACGCTCGTCTGAAGAAACGGCCAGTCGTCCATTTCCAGAATCTCCATATACGCTTGGTTGATCCACCGCTTAGCGCGGGTCACACCAGCACCGCCATCATCCAGATAGTCAAAGCCGCGAGCGTAAAACTCCGTGAGAAGCTGGGCGAACGTCATGCCAACACCCGTAGACGGCGTAACCGTCTGGGTGCCAGTCGAGGTGATCGTCAGCTCCTCGGCGGCCCAAGTGGTAGGCGAGCCGGCATCATCCCAAGTGACCTGATACTGCCCGACGCTGGCCGGGGCAGTCAGCGTGGCAACGTAGATCCCCGACCCGCCAGGAGTCTCAACGATGTTGCCGGTAGTCCGGGCAATCGTAGTGCCGCCAACACCATCGGTGACACGGACACCAATGGTGCCGGTCAAACCAGTAGGGAATCCCGTAGCCGTGGACTCAAATGATGTTGAGGGCTTTGCGAAGATCACTTAGCTTTTCTTGCCTTTCACGCTGTTAGTCCAGCCATCCTTCATTGACACATGCGCTCGCTGCGCGCTTTCATACCGCTCAGCAAACTCCACCTGACGCTCCTCGGCGCGGTCGCGCTTCTCGTCCTCCATGCGCCGCAGGTGAGCCTCACCCTGCCGGACAAGCCGATCAAAGTTCTCGGGCTTCGTCAGGTCGTTACGGCGCATCATTTCCAGATGCTCGCTGCCGGGCTCCACAAACTCCCCGGCTTCGCCCTGAAGCGGGTAGTAGGTAGCCATCGTCTGCTCGTTATCGCGCCTAACGTGCCAGAAGCCAGGCTTTAGACCCGGCTCGGTAGCACCCTCAGACGCCTTGACCAGCGAGAGCTTCGGATCCATCGCCTGAAGCTCACGGTCAAAATACTTCAGCCACTCATGTCGGCGGCCAAGCCGCTCAAGCTGGCTATCAAGTTCATGGTTGATCTGGGCCGTAGGCGGCACCCAAATATCGGTCATTCAATCCCTCCTAGAGAAAAACAAAGCGCCCCCCGCCCGAAGGCGAGGGGCGCGATGAATCAGGTAAGGCCCGTAAGAGCCGCGTGGCTGTTACGACGACGGACGCCAAGCTGCATCCGGGTCGTAATCTTGCCCGCGTAGGCATCCTCACCCTGGACCCAGGCGAGAGTCTCCCCGCCCGTAATCCTTGACTGCCAGTAGGGGTCACCAGCCGACACGGTGAACAGGTCACCGATGGTCAGGAAGTAGACCGCCTCGTTCTGGCAGTCGGGAACAGCGAACAGCTTGACGCCGTTAATATCAACGCCATCAACCCCACCAGTCGGGGTGCTGTTGTCGTTCGCGTAGCGAACCTGAGCCTGAAGCAGCGTGTACGCCTTGCGCTGCTGCTTGAGGCCCGTAATCACGAAGTCGGCCGGCTTGCCGGTCTTCTGCGCGATTACGCTGTTCTGGGTGTAGAGCAGCGCCAGAGTGATCGCCTGCGACGTTGAATCAACGCCGGCAGCAACCCACTCCGGGTAGCTCGCGGGAGCAAGACCACCGAGAGTCGCGGAAGTGGAAATGATGTTCCGCAGTCCGTTCATCTCGTACGAGGTCGAACCGCTCCGAGTCCCCTTCAGCGACACGAAAGCCGCAGAAGTGGTGGAGATAGCCGAACCGTCAATGGTGATCGTGCTGTTAGCCAGATCGACAGCGGTAATGCCAACGCCCGACGCAAGAGAGGTCGGGTTAGAGGCAGTACCGATATCAACCTTCGCACCAACGCCAATCCAACCGCGCTCAATGGCGTTGTAGCCACTGGTCGTGTTGAGCTGAACCGTGGTGCTGGACGACGTAGTACCGCACTGGGCGATCTGCGCCGAGCCGTCCATGAAAATCTGACGGGAGAGGTTACGGTTGAGGTCATTGACCGCGCCCGAAACCTCCTCATCGACCACGGACGCAACCGAAAGAGCATCGCCCTTCGTCTGGTCAATAGCCGAGCCCTGGATCTTCACCTGGACATGCTGGTTGGTATAGCTCCACTGAGCCTGAGCGTACG